GCTCGATGCCCTCCTTAATGAGATAACCTCGATGAGTACTGCCGCTGTAAGTATCGAAAAGAAACTCCAAACTCAGGATTATATTCAAACCATCTGGAAAGATGGTTCGAACCCTGAGCGGATTATCTACGGTACCTCTATGACGGTGTATCTCAAAGAGACCCGACCGCCCTCTGTGAAGAGGACTAAGTCGGCAAGTGGCTGGAGAAATCCAACCAATTGGTCTCATTATCGGATGGCATGCACTCCCGCTCCTCTCATCAACCTAATGCTTGAGCAGTACTCGAAAACGGGTACCATCAATGTATACGGTGATGGGAATGCGTGGACTGAGAGTGTCGCGAGTTTGCCCCCTTATCCAAGTAATTTGGAACAAAGGGCAGTTGTTAAGGCTCTTCTGGCTCTCAAAGGTCAGAATGTCAACTACGCACAGGCGTTTGCCGAACGTAGTCAGACAGCTCGCATGTTCTCCAGTGGTTTGGCAGATATTGCCAAACAAGTGCGCAATTTCAGGTCCCGTAGGCCTAAGGATTGGCTTAGGGCTCTGAAATACGAGGGGCGTAACCCTTCCAAAGTACCGGAAAGTTGGTTGTCGCTCCAATACGGTTGGCGGCCTTTTATGGCCGATGTTCAGGGAGCCTGTAAAGATCTCTCTGAGATGGAAAAGGACGGCGATGCTTATCGCTGTACTGTTCACGGTACGTTGGTTGAAAAATCACGCACCGTTCGACGCCGCATTTCCGGTATATCCGGGAATGCAGGAATCGACATTGACCAATCCGTATTACACGCTTGTAAGGTTCGGCTTGACTACGTCCTTGAGGACCCAATCACGTCGACACTGGCACAGACGGGCATTACTAACCCTCTTGCTCTTGCGTGGGAACTCGTACCTTATAGCTTCGTGATCGATTGGGCTCTCCCGATTGGGGATTACCTATCTTGTCTTGATGCCGCCCTTGGATGGGGGTTCAAGGCAGGATCGAGAACGAAGTTCACAAGGTTGACCGAGCGTGGGCAGACACTATGGACGAAGAAGTTCTCGTCGCAACAGGGCTATACTTGGCTCGGCTCACCGGGTAGTTACTCGGCTGACGGGTTTAGTATGGACCGCTTAGTGTATGCATCCTCACCCCTGCCGCGGTTTCCAGGTATTAAGAATCCGCTAAGCACTGGTCATGTAGCTAACGCGATGTCGTTACTCGTGACCGCCTTCCGTTAACACTCCCAATAGAGGGAAGCGTATGCCCGCCATCGGCAATTTGACCATCAATGATGGTCAGTCCACCCCGGTCGCCCACACTTTTGGTGTGGTTACTACGACCGGTAATGAGTCCCGTTGGGCAGATCGTAGCGGCGGTAAACCCGCCGGCTACATTCTGGTGAATTCTCGCCAGAAAGATCCGACCAATGGTGCTCGCAACTCCCGTATGCAGTTCGAAATCGTTCTGCCAACGGTTGCTACGGACCCGACGACTGGCAAGGACTACATCTCGCGCACCGCTCGGTGCAACGTTGAGTTCGTCCTTCCGGAAAGTTCGGTGCTGCAGGAACGTAAGGATATCCTCGCTTATGCGAAGAACCTTCTGGCCCAGGCGATGGTTACTTCCATCGTGCAGGACCTCGAGCACGTTTACTAGTGCGCGAGGACGACATGAATCGCAATGATCGTGTCGTGTGCTCTGACCTTGTCTTCCTCATCAATGAGGCCTTACCACATGTACAAGCAATCGCACGTGTGGCTGGGTCCCTTGAGGGGGATCCTGACACTGTCATCACAGCTGCTTTGGTGGAACATCGTGCTAGTATGGCCGCGTCATCGCTTAACATTTGTAAAGCGATGCTCCACGACCAGCTGCGCTATGTTCCTTCCAAGCCTAACCAGGCGGCTCCCGAGGGGCAATCCCCCGGTTAAAAGCCGATCACGTTCCAACACCACGAGGAGTAATTCCCATGCGTGTTAAGCAGCAGGCATCCCCGTTAAGTGGGATGTACCGCCGTTACAAGTGTCAAGCAACCGCTATTGCAGAGTCTCTCTACGAGGCACTGGATAGTGACCTTTCCAAAACAGCACTAGGCCTCCTAAGGTCTGGGAGGTTCCATGAGCTGGTTTCTCTCAAAGTTGATCCATCAACTTATGGAGACGCCTCGGTTTTCCGCGATGATTACCTTGTCGCTGAACTTATGTCGAAGTTTCCGTCTTGGAATCTCGGCATCGATCGGCAGAAGGTTGCCATTGCGGCGTTCGAAGCGGCGGAAAGGAGCTGCTTAGAGACAAACCTTCGTCTTGCTCGGAGCTACGGCACTGCATCAACAACAGTGTCGTTCGCATCGTATCTCTATACGGCGCGAAGAAAGATAGCCCGCGTACTCGGTCCCTTTTGTTGGGACCGAGCTGAGCAGCTCTTCGGTTTTGGTCCAGGTGCGACTTTCGACCTGAAACGCAAACACGGAGATGCTTACTATAAATTCGGGCGAGTGCCCGAAGTAACGAAGGGATGCGCGGCACTTGCGTACACGGCATTGCGCCGTTGTCCTATGTGGTTCAACCACATAGCCACCCTAGCGGGTGGGCAGGGACCCTTTGACGTCTTGAAGGTTGTCAAGGGGAACCGCGTTACCACTGTGCCCAAGAATGCGAAAACGGACCGTGTCATCGCTATCGAGCCCCAGATGAATCTTTGGATTCA